GATGATATGGTTCAGTTTGAAAAAATCAAACCAACCGAAAGAATAGACCTTTTTGACGCTAGTGTTTTTGCTTGCGTTAGATATTTGGAGAACTTAGAGAAACAGCAGAAAGCCGCAAAATGGTGGGGTGAGAAATGAGCAGAAAAAAGCGGATAAATAAAAGAGACAGCACCGCCGGATGCGGTAAAAATACGGTTGCACTGTGGCTGAATGATAACGAGATTTGTTGTCCTGGCTATACGTCACTGGATAAAAACCCGGAAATCATGACAGCCTGTAGAAAGATAGCATCCCTGATCGGTTCAATCACAATTTACTTGATGAATAACACAAGTGAAGGCGATGTCCGTATTAAAAACGAGTTATCACGGCAGATTGATATTGACCCCATGCCAAACATGACAAGAAGTACATGGATGGAAAGTATCGTTATGAACATGCTTTTATACGGTCATGGGAACGCCATTGTTGTGCCACACACATGGCAGGGGTATCTTGAGAGCCTTGAACCAATCAGCGCAGAAAGGGTCTCGTTTTTGCCGATTGGATACCGGGATTATAAAGTCCTGATAGATGGCAAGGAACGAAAGCCGGAAAGCGTTTTGCACTTTGTCTATAACCCGGACAAGACCTACTTGTGGAAAGGTCAGGGAATCAACGTATCACTCCGGGATGTTGCGGACAATCTGAAGCAGGCCGCCGCAACCGAAAAGGCTTTTTTACGGTCAGAATACAAACCCTCGATAATCGTTAAAGTTGACGCATTGACGGAAGAATTCGCAAGTCCGGCCGGCCGGCAGAAACTGATTGACAGTTACATTAAACCGGAAACGCCGGGGCAGCCATGGATTATTCCGGCAGAACAGTTTAGCGTGGATCAGGTCAAGCCGTTAACGCTTGCAGATTTGGCAATCAACGACACAGTTACTTTAAATAAAAAGATGGTAGCTGCAATTTTAGGCGTTCCGCCTTTCGTGCTTGGTGTTGGCGATTATAAAAAAGCCGAATGGAACACATTTATCCAAACCGTCATCATGCCGCTGTGTAAAAGCATAGCGTCAGAAATGACAAAGAAGCTGATTATCAATCCGGCTTGGTATCTACAGTTTAATGTGTGGAGCCTGATTGATTATGACCTTGAAAGTATGTCAAGAGTATTGCTTGCCGGGTCTGATAGAGGTTTTGTGAATGGTGATGAATGGCGGGATAGGATGCACATGAACCCGGCAGGACTGAAGGAATACAAGGTACTAGAAAACTACATTCCTGCAGACATGTCAGGAAGTCAGAAAAAACTAATACAGGATGATGAATAATGAAATTAAAACTTGAATGTGAAAATGCGTTATACGGTGCGAACATGCACATTATCTGCAAAGTTGACGGCGGTCTGTGTGGGTTCCAGCGGTTTAAACCGTGTAAAGGTTGGAGTGTATTAACAGACGGTTCCGCAACGTGTACGAGAAGGACGGTGAAGAAGAGTGGAAAAAAGACAGCTCCGAAGCGTACCAACAAAATTTGAAACGAGGGAAGACGGCGAAAACCCGACCATCGAGGGATATTTTGCCGTATTTAATAGCAACTACGAAATAGCCCCGGGAATGTCAGAAAGTATTGCACCGGGTGCATTTTCGAGGACACTAGCAAATGATGTCAGGGCATTAATTAACCACGACACAACTTTGGTACTTGGAAGAACGAAAGCCAACACACTTGAACTACGTGAAGACTCACACGGTCTGTGGGGAAAAATCACCATCAATCCGAACGATGGTGATGCAATGAACCTATATGAACGTGTAAAGCGTGGGGATGTTGACCAGTGTTCTTTCGGGTTCGACCTCAAAGAACAGGATACCGAAATCCGGGACGATGGGGCTGTGCATTGGACGATTAAAGACCTTGACCTTTTTGAAGTTTCCTGTTGTACATTTCCCGCATACGAACAGACTAACATTTCTGCACGTAGTAAGGAAAGGGACGAAATCAAAAAGCGTGAACTTTCCGCATGGCGTGAAAAAATGAAAGGAGTTTTAAAAGATGGCATTAAAAGCATTGATGCTTAGAAAAAAGCTGAATGACGCAAAGAAAGCACTGGAAGCACTCCGGGCAAAGGATGCGGAACTCGAAAAGCGTGAAAAAGAAATCGAAACAAGCATTGAAGAGGCTGAAGCGGAAGAGGAACGTTCGGCGGTAGAGGAAGCCGTGGAAAGTTTCGAAGCCGAAAAGAAGGCCCACGAGGACGAAAAGGCAGGTCTGGAAAGACAGATTACCGACCTCGAAAAGGATTTGCAGGAAGAGGAAAAAGAACAGAACACCGACCCGGCAGAACAGCCGCCGAAACAGGAAGAAAGGAAAGAGGAAAAGATGGAGACTAGAAGCATTGAGAATCTGGTTACTCGTGAAGATGTCAAAGCCTATCTCGGAGAGGTAAGGACGGCAATCAAAGAGAAGCGGGCGCTGACCAATGTGGGACTTACGATCCCAGAGGTCATGCTTGGACTTATCCGTGAAAACATCATCAATTATTCCAAACTGTATAAGCATGTAAACGTCCGCAGAGTCAGCGGTGAAGGTCATCAGGTAATCATGGGAACCATCCCGGAAGCGGTCTGGACAGATTGCTGTGCAAATCTGAATGAACTTTCCCTCAGTTTTGCTGACGTGGAAGTAGATTGCTGGAAGGTTGGCGGATATTTCGCCGTGTGTAACGCTACTCTTGAAGATTCCGATGTAGACCTTGCATCCGAACTCCTGACGGCAATCGGAGCCGGAATTGGTCTTGCACTTGACAAGGCTATTCTGTACGGAACCGGCACTCGTATGCCGCTTGGTATTGTTACCAGACTTGTGCAGACTGAAGCCCCGGCAGGATACCCGGCTACTGCTAGACCGTGGGCAGACCTTCATACCACGAACGTTAAGAGCATTGCCGCATCCGTAACCGGAGCCAAACTTTTCCAGGCGTTTGTTACTGATTCAGGAGCCGCAAAGGGCAAGTATTCCAGAGGCGGTAAAGTTTGGTGCATGAATGAGACCACCTATACCAAACTGGTAGCCGAAGCTATGGCGATTGATGCCGGCGGTGCTATTGTTTCCGGCGTGAACGGTGCTATGCCTGTAATCGGCGGCACAATTGAGGTGCTGGATTTCATCCCGGACAATGTCATCATTGGCGGTTACTTTGACCTGTATCTGCTGGCTGAAAGAAGCGGCCAGAAATTCGCAACCTCTGAACATGTGAGATTCCTTAACGATCAGACAGTCATGAAGGGAACCGCAAGATATGACGGTAAGCCTTCCATTGCTGAGGGATTTGTGGCAATCGGTATCGCCGGAACCACTCCGAACGCTACCATGACATTTGCGGCAGATGCAGCAAACGCATAAATGATTTTTAGCAAGGGCGGTGTAACAGCCGCCCGAATTGAAAAGAGGTGACAGCATGACGGACTTAGCTATATTGCCAATTCTCAAAATGAATTTAGGAATCGCCGGGAGTACGTGGGATAGATATTTGCAGACCTTACTTGCAGTTGCACGCAAGGAAATAACCCGGGAAGGAATCACAATCAATGATTCCGTGGATGATGATAATTTAATAGTCATGTATGCCGCCTATCTCTTTAGAAAACGTGCTGAAGATTCCGCAACAATGCCGAGGATGCTGCGGTATGCGCTCAACAACCGAGTGATTTCCGAAAAGGGGGCCGTGGATGAAAGCTGACGATTTGCTAAACGTCTACACGCTCGAAGATATAGCAGACCCCGGGAAGATGCCTGTCCAAAAACTTGTATTTCTCAAGCAGGAATTCTACGAGGAAAGGACGGTCGGAATCACAAGGTATTATGCGGCAATGGGCGCAAATAGTAGAGTGGATGCTCTTGTGAGAATTTGGGAAGACCGGAATATTACGCCGGGATATTACGTCATACTTCCAGACGGTAAACAATACAGAGTTGACTTTGTACAGCATCTAAAAGATGATGACAGTTTACCAGTTTCCGACCTTACGCTGATACGATTGGAGAATAATTATGATGTCATTGACGGACAAACTTAAAAAGTTATATGAGCCTTTTTTGGTGCTTGCTTGCCCGGTCACGCATTATAAAAGGATTTCCAAATTCCCGTATTTAGTTTGGTCGGAAGATGGCGAAGACAATTCTTTCCACGGCGATAACTCCAAACAAGAGCAGCAAATCACCGGAACCGTTAATTATTTCACAAGGGTTGATTTTGACAGCACTATTGACCAGATACAGGAAATTTTAAACGGCGAACCCGTGGGATGGACACTTGAAAGTGTACAGTATGAGGACGAAACAAACCTCATCCATTACAGTTGGCGATGGTGGGTGGTGTGAGTGGCACGTTTTAAGGTTTCTCCAAACTTGGAGAAATACAATCAAAAAATATATGCGTTAGGCTACAAATCAACAGAGTTTATCATGGAAGCCGTGAAGCTTGGAGCTAATCCGGTAGCGGATGCAGTAAGAGCAAATCTTAATGCCATTCCAACGGATGACAGCTACAAGAAAAAAGGCGAGGTGCGTGCAGGCTTGCGGAGTGTTCAAAAAGTCGGATTACAACAAAGCTTAGGTATAGCACCAATCAGAAACGACAGTGGCTTTATAAATGTA